TGTATTTATGCAATATCTTAATACTTTTACATTCCATTCTTTTTCAGAAATCCAATTCTTCTTTTGTTTTAAATTAGCAGCAAATAATATATTATCTTTTATGGCTATATCTTTACATATATCCCAAGTATTTGTATCTATAAGGACTTCTTCTAGTCCATTATCTAATTCATTATTCCATCCAACATGTGAAAAAGATACTTCCGAAGAATTAGTAATTAAAACCCTACTTACTACAGATACTCTTGGTGCATTATTTAAATCTTCATAAAACAAAGCGTATAATTCTACATAATCAAAATTCGGATCTACATCATATATATTTATATTAAATCCTTGAGTTCCTATATTTCCTTTAGGCCCTCCTCCATAAGTGACTGAAGATCCAAAAGCTTTATCTGACACATGATACAGATTACTTAAAGGAGAAAAAGTTGTTTCTCCCCCATTTTCTGATATGTATTTATAAGTATATTGATAAACACCTACAGGTAATGATCCGCTAATAGTAGAATGTAAAACTGGTTGCGAGGGACTCATTAAGGGGGTTATATCTAAACTCTCTATAGATAATTTATCTAATCGTTCTTGATTAATATTTAAAGTTCTTAATGGATTTTTGTTATCTGTCCAGTATATTCTAGAAATACATCCATTTTCTACTATAGCTTCTACCCTTACAGTTTCATCTATCTTCATTCCTAAATCTGGATAATTACCCATACTGCTAGTCCAACAAACGCGTAAATCAGTTACTTTAGTAACTTTTAAATTATTATTAAAATCTACTAATAAAAATAAAGTTCTACTTTTTGCATCTTCAAATGGGGTATAAGTGCCAAAATTATTCCCACTACCTCCAGCTAGGTTTGACCCACCTCTATCATATTCATATCTTGCTACTATTATTAATAATATTTGATTAGCATAAGAATAAGACCCAACAACAGAAGCTCTTTGAGCTAAACTTATATTATTAGATACATCATCTCCGTCAGGCCCTACATCAAAAAATGTTGTATTACCAGATTCACCTGTAAAACCTCCTTGACCTGCGTTTATATGTATCATGTCAGTAGTTGCTAAATCAACAAACAAACTATTGCCCTCAATATTTTCTACAGTAAATGTACTTCCTTCTGCGTTTGTTAGTCTAATATTTTGAGCATCTGAATAACTTCCTGTTAATTGAAAGTGAGGATCTACATCACTAATCATTCCATGAGTAAACCCTTGAGGTTCTGTAAACCCTTGCTTATTTTCTTTCTTTTTAGCCATTTTAGAAGTCTATTAATCCGCTACCTCTATCATTTGTTATCGGTACTAACGTATTCCACATATTTCCTATTTGTTTTAACTCTTCTGTTGTAGGCATACTATCATCTCCTCTAGCTTTACCACATAAAAAGTACCATCTTTTTTCTAAATCTTTTGTTATATATTGAGGCAATTTACCATTATAAAATTCTATTAATTTCATTTGCCACATTATATATTGAGCAACAGCTGTTTCATGACCCTCTTTAATCATAGGCCATCCTCTTACGTCTTTAGGATATGCTAAATACACAATAGTAATTTCATCTAAATTATCATGCTGTATATTTAATCTATTACCATCAATATAATATCTAAATGCCTTTTGCTCAGAATCATTAGTTGTTTTACCAACTCTACCTCTATGAACGGCAGACGTTCTTCTAAGTTCTACATGTTCATAATCAGAATCATCTGTACCTACCCTAACTCCTAATAATTTTATATTATCTTCTGGTAGGGTTATTTGTTGATTTCTATATATTCCTTTTCCTCCTGTTAGTGATAGTCCATTTACTTTAGCATTAGCATTATCTGAAGCTAATGTATAGTCGTTTCCATTTGGACCTATTTCTTTTGCTGTTATAGTTAGGATTCCAGTTGAAGAATTAACACTATATGTAGCAACATCTAATGTTTCAGGATAATGTAAAACAGCAGATGCATCTAAAACAACTCCAGTCATTGGACTAGTACTTGGCCCAAGAAACCCTTGCAGACTTTGTAGTAAACCATATGGAGATGCTGTTGTTTCTGTCAAAGTTAAAGCCAATGTACCAGCTATTCTTATTTCATTAGGGGATTCTGCTTCTCCTAAATTACTAGTTGTCTTAAAATATAATGTCGTCCCATTTAATGTAATAGAATCTCCAGATGTAGGATTAGCTGCAAATGTTATAGTTCCAGATGCTTTAGCTCCTGTAGAATCATAGGTGGCTTCTTTTTGTACAAAAGTGTCTTTACTTCCAATAAGTTTTTCTGCTTCATAAGCCCATTCTATCCAACTATCTGTATGTCTAGAAAAATCTTCTAGCCCTAAATTTCTAGATACTGTTGTAAATACTCTATCTATATGTATGTGCATAATTTATTATTCTGTTGTTGCTATTACAATTTCTACTTGTACATTTGCAGATGCTGCTTTTAAAAATATTTGATCTATATCACTCCATCCAGAAAAAGCGCTTCCATTTGTAAACGCCTCTATTTGCGTATCAGTTAACATTAATGTAGCGTCAGGATCAACTAATATAGCAGCAGTATCCGCACCTGTGTCTTCTAATATTACAGCAACTCCATTTGTATCGTCTAAATTTGTTATTCTAATATAGGCAACACTTGATCTTTTGTAAACTCCAAGACCAGAAGCAGCAGTTCCTCCAAATGCAGCTATTTCTACCTGATTAGTATTAGGTAAATTCAATACTCTTTTTTCTAAATTATCTATACTAGCAAATGTTTTAGTCACAGTTTGAGTATGAGTTCTATTGTCAGCTGAAGTATTATGAGTCATTGTTAAACTCTCGGTCACTGTTACGGTTAATGTTCCTCCTGTTATTCGTGTAGCCATCTTTTTTAATTTTTATTTATTATTCTTTTTGAATACCCTAAAGGCATTACTTTACAATTTCTATATTTTATTGGTCTTACCCAAATTAATTTTTTATAAAAATCATCTAATATAGGAACTCTATATCTTACTGTTTGTCCTGCTTCTTTTGTAGCTTCATTATCTATTCTATAATGAAATGCTCTTTTATGAGGTTTTTCATCTAAATAAATATATCCCATTTGATTTGGTAAAAAAACTTTTCTATCTCTTATAGCAACATCTCTAATTAATATTTCAAAAAATCTTTTTATAATATTATAATATGTTCCATAGTCAACGCTTTTATATGCTTTAAGTTTTCTTATTTTACAAAAAAGAAAATATTTATCAAAAGATGATCTTATTTTTTTGTAAATATCTTTTACTGATACATATTTATCTTTGTATTTATGACTCATTTTCCATAATTTTTAAAGATGTTGCTATTTCTGATTGTACTATTCTTTGTATTAAATCTGGAATATATTGTAATGGTATAGGATATGGTGTTTTATCTTCATCAAATATTTGATCCTCATCAATATGTATTTCATTTAAATTTGTAGGATCTTGTAATATTGAAGTATAACCAAGAAGATATCTAAATTGTAAATTTTCAGCAACTGAAGTTTGTAAATCTCCAAAATAATTTGGCGATCTTTTTAGTCCCCACACTTGAAGTTGAGGCCCTCCATTATCCTCCCCATCATCTAAATCTGCTTCTCTATCTATAGTATAAAAAGGCTTATTATTATTTGTAAATTTATTAAAACTACTAAATTCTTTTTCTGTTTTAGATCTTTGACTTAAATGTATTCTTGAACTCATTTCATCAGCAAATTCTACATTATTTTGATCATATATTATTCTACTTACACTCACCTCTTTTATTGCTGAATTATTAGGAAGCATTATAATCTCTGGGATATTATAAAAAATTTTTCCTAAGTTTCTCCAATCTCCTCTATTTTTCATTCTTGATGTTTCTCTTCCATAAAGATCTCTATAAAAATTATCAGTACTTGGAAGTCTTGGAATAGTATGATTAATTCTCTGATAAATACTGCCAAAATTTAAAATGCCTTTACTTATATTATCTTGTATTAATTTTGCTCTATGATAATGTATCCAATGTTTAATTTGTCTAAGTGGAATTTCCCCCTCTATAGTTAAAGTATTAGGATACATTATATTCTGTATATTATATGCTATTTCGTTCAGAGTTATCATGGTATAAGTTCGGTTTTACAAATTTAATTAATTATTTACATATAACAAGAATAGGTCTCCACTAATTTAGTTTCAACCTATTCTCACAGCAGGGAGCAAAAGAGTTCCTTCATATTTTTTATTGCGCTGCAGGTATACCTTTTTTACTTACAGCATTTAATTGCATTAAAGCTTGATCTCTAGTTGCGATTCCAGCATCATCAAGAGCTATAGCTACTATTTCATCATGACATACATCTGGTAATTCACAATCAATACTATTAACTTCGCTTGTTACATCTAATTCCATTCTTATAGGTTCTTTTATAAGTTGAACTATAAAAGCATTTCCACCTAAAGAATCTGGTTTAACCCTTATCATGTCTCCTTGCATTGTATATATAGCTTGATGATTTTTAGGTTGTCTAAATACATTATATTCATATTTATAAGATTCAAAATTCTTAACAAAACGAACCCTCATTAAGCTGTTTGCGTGAACCACACCTAATACTACCATAACTTCAGATTCATTATAGGCGGCAGGATAATTATAAGGAGAACTAAGAGATTGAGAATCTAAAGATGATCGTATATCTAACATTCTAATATCACCAGCTTGTGCTGCCCCAACAGCAGCAGCCAAAGAATTTACATTAACCTCTCTAATTAAAGGTCTTATTTGTTCAAATCCATCAGCAGAAGATTCGGCAGTAGAATATACATTTTTATGTTTTTCTTGTTTATATAAAGAAGGTATATATAATTTATACACTACATCATTTACATATTTTAATTGAGCTCTATTTAATATATGATCTTTTTCTGCTATTGTAAATTCAACATTATTACCTTTCATCTGTAATATATCAAACCAAGAATGCATTTCGTGTATTGTCATATTATTGTGGTGTTATATTAGCTTTTCCAGCTTGATTTAATTGAACCAATGCTGTATCTCTACTTGCAATACCTGCATCATCTAAGGCGATAGCCATAATTTCATCATGTGTAAAATCAGGAAGTATACAACTAACATTAGAATTAGCAGCTACTGGATAAGGTACAAAAGTTTGAGGATCATAAAACATAGGTAATGGAGATCTTATTACTTCAACTCTAGCTCTCACAGCATTTAAATTAGCAGCAGGTATATCTGTAAAATCATATAAAACACCAGCATTAGTACGCCAAAGACCATAAAGATCTTGGCCTGAAGTCCCCGCATATATATTAGGTCTACTTGGGGGTAGTATTCTCCAATTAATATTACCTGTTTGTGTGTTTCTTTCTATAAAATATATAGGATCTTGAGTTGTAGGTTTTTTAAATGCATTTCTTAAAATCTTACGATGATCTTGTTTTCTTACATATCTATGAAGAACTTCCTCTCCATTATTAGCCCAGTTTACACTTAATATAGCCATCATATATGTTTCTTGCCAAGTGCTAGCATTATATTGAGCAGAATTCCTATCTCTATACATTCCTTGTACATAATGATCTAATTGATGTTGATATAATCTTCCTCTATCTGAAAAAATAGGGGTATATGCTCCATCATGACCTAAACCTGGCTTACCATTAATAGCTGTAGCGTCATATACCCAACTATTATTTGTTTCTAAAGATCCTATAAGAGGAGCTAATACTTCTTCTGCAGCTTGAATAGATTCAATAGAATTATACGGAGTTGCATTTTTTTCTGGTTGAGCACCTGTAGCATAAAAAAATCTATTTAATGTTTCATTAACAAATTTTGTTTGAGCTCTATTTAAAAATTGAGTTTTTTCATCAGTTGTAAAATATGGTGAATCCCCTTTATCTTGAAGGATGTCAAACCATGAATGCATTTCCGCTATATTCATTATTATTTATTTTTTCTATTAAACCAGCCTTTATTACTTTTTTCTTGCTCCATCTGCTTAATAGTAGAACTTGGTATAGTTTGTGGTTGAGGGTTAGCTTCTACAGCCATTTCTTCTTCCATTACAGGTTCTTCTATAATTTCTTCTACCTTTCCTGTTCTTAATTGTTTTCTAAGTAAAGCATATATATCAGCATTATCTTTTAACCAAACTATTGCTTGATCATCTGATAAACCAATATTCAATGAACCATTTTTCCATACACCATTAACTCTTGTTAATACTTTTTTATTTTCAGCTTTCTTTAAAAATATTCTATACTCTTGATCTATATCATTAGTAAGAGATAAAAATTTATCTGGCGATGTATTGGCAAATTGAATTATCTTTGCTTTTAACATAGTGTCGTCTAAATCAGAATCCATACCCATTAATACAGCTAAATCTTTCATAGCATTAATAGTTAGGTCTGTTGCTTTAGTAATTGCTTCAGCGCTCTTTAAAGCACCTTCAGCATTCTTTTCTTCACTTGCTCTTAAATCCTCAATAGTAAACCTTCCTCTTAATAAAGGATGTCCTTTTAAAAATTCATAAACTCTTCTGTCTTGTTTTTGATTAACATCTAATGATAATACGGCTTGAAACATTTCGTATCCATTTGTCATTTGATCATTAACATCTACTAAATTTACATTTCTTCCTTTGCTGTCTTTATAATTACCAAACTTACAGTAATTAAATTTGCTAGGATTGTTTGATTTGATTAATACAATGTGTTTTTTCATTTTTTTCTTTTT